CGCTCAAAAAAGAACAAATCAGTCAGCAGCATATTGAGCGCTATTTTCCCATCCGCGGTACCGAATACCTTCCGGCATGTTTCAATTAACATTTTGTTTTGATATTCAGGAGTTAGTTTTTTGTTGTTCCAAAAATTACCGAATGGTTTTCTCATTACATTCCCTCTGTCATTTGTTTATGCAGATCGTCTAATGCTGATCCCGGCTTCACCGGCTCGTTAAGCTTGTTGTAGTTGCCCATGATTTGTTTCTGCTGTTCCATAGCCAGGGCCTGCTGCTGTGCCTGGGCCTGCGCCTGCTGCCGGGCTCTGCGTATCTCCTCCACGTCTTTATCTTCCCTGATCGCGTCCTGCGGAAAGCCGAACCCTTCAAGGCCCCGCTTGAGCGTCTGGTGGAAGTCAATAGTATCAAGCGCCTCGGGCCCGGCGATTTTCACAACCGCTCCGATGAGGTTAAGGCTCTGCGCTATTCCTCCGGATTCGTGGTATTTCTTTTGAGCCTGCGCAAGCGGTCCCATAAACTCAACTTTCAGCTGGGCGCCGGAACCCGCGATGCCCGCCGGCGGCTGCGGTATCTTCCGCTGGCGCCAGAGAATGTTAAAACTTCTCTGAATAATCTTCTCCAATGCCGAATTCAGATTTACAACCAGGTCGGATAAAACCGCCGCCTTTTCCCCTTGCAGCTCCATAACATAGGTCGCGGTCATGTTCGACGGCTTCATCCTCTGCAACGCCAGGAAGAAATCGACGTGGAACCAGTCTTTAACCCGGTCCTCGATGTCCTTGTACATCTCAAGAGCAATGGGGAAATTAAGGCCGGAGTTTACCGGCGTGATTATTTCTTCCGGTTTTTCATAGTAGTTGTACCCGTTAGGCACAACATTTTCGCTGCCGCGCATGGAGCTGGGCACGTTGTACGCGGGAGAGCCCGCCATCTGCGTAACTCTAAGTTTTGATTCGTCGATTTTATTAAGAACGCGGATATCGTCAAGCGCGTGGATAGCCGGCGATTCCCCGTAGGGAGTGCCGGCTATAGGCTCCCACATAAACACGGCGTAAGGGAATTCGTTGTACCCCGATTCCAGCAGGATATAGTCTTCGCCCTCATCGATGTAAATAGACGCGTACCGCATATTCTTCGCGTCAGGCGATTTATCGTCGTATTCTTCCCGCTTGTATACCGCATGGATAATGGTTATCTCTTTATCCATGCTTTCCTCTCGCTCAAGGTCGGCCCGCCTCGCGGCGTTCAGGTTTTCCTTGCCAAAAAAAGACGCGGCGTTACGAAGCGTCATCGTATACCGACGGAACACCGTATCAACCTGGTCGAACTCGTCGATATCCAAATACACTTCCTGTATTTTTACCGTGGTATAACGGAGCTTATTTTCACCTAATACCTCATCAATGAGCATTACCCCGTGGCCGTACTGCACCGCGCTGTCGATAAGCAGGCCCGCCTGCTGGTACAGGTTAGACCGCCTGAACTCCCCGTACATTTTCCTTTCTACTTCTTCCAGCCAGTCCTTCGCGCCGTAGGTATTGAGGTGGTCTTGATTTTCAAACGTAAGTTTCTGCCAAACGATATTAGGTGAAATAGAATAGCCGACTAAACCGCTGCGCAGGGTGCGCGAGAATTGAGTGGGACGGCTTGTATACCGCTTGGGGCGCTTGGGAATTTTGTCCTGTGGATTGTCCCAGTTAAGTACCGAAGGAGCGACATACTTTTGTATGTCCTTCCAGTCAGGAAGCCGCTTGTCGCGTTCTTCCCTCAGGCGTTCATACCGCCGCTTGAGATCAGCTACCTTTTCTTTCTCGTCGCCCATAGACACTCCTGCCCGCAAATGCAGCGCACCGCGGAAATTAGGTTAATATCTATTGACGCCGGTTTTCCGGTAGCCAATTTGATTACTTAAATTACTAATCTGCCTACATGGTATACAGGCAGATTAGCTTTCGTCAGAATTGACGCCGAGTGTTCGGTAGCCAATTTTGATTACTTGATTGTTTTATAACATACTCTGGTAAACTCCGTCAAGGGCCTTTTTGATAATTTTTTTCATGCGCTGTCCTCCAGCGGATCCCAGCTGGCGCCCCGCTTCCCCAAATTCCAGCTGCCGTTCTGTTTGCGCAGAGCGTCCGCCGGATGGTGCGCGAACTTGCTCATGCAGGCGTACCGGCTCTCATCGTAAATGTGATCTTCCAGTTTCGTGTCCACATCCTCCGGCCTTTGCGGGTTCGGCACAAGCACGGGTATCGTCCGTATAAAGTCCGTGCAGTGGTCGAAAATTAACAGCATCGGTTTTCCGTCTTCTCCTTCAGTCTTCATCAACTGGTGGAACTGCACAAGCCCGTTAATGCGGTCGTTGTTTGCCGGGATCATCTTAAAGCCGGCGGCTTCCCATTTCTCCGCAATGCTCGGACCGTCATCAGTTTTATTCCAGATAGCAGGATCGGCGACACACTCAAGCACGCCTTCCGCTACCGCGTCTGTCCATGCTTTCTCCGCGGCTTCGCTCGCGCCCATTCTTATCCCTGTATCAGGCTCGTGCTTGGCGCACCCGTACCATTCGCCGTATCTGACCATGCGCCCTTCCGCGTTTACCGCCCACTTGCCGAGAGAGAACGGCTTCGCGAAACCCCAGTCCAAAGAATAAAAACGTTTCCAGCTTCCCGGCGGAAGAGGGAATGGCTTAACGACGTGCTTCTCCCTGCGGAACTCGTCGAACACCTGTCCGGCGAATACGTCCCAGTCGCCTTCAAGCAGGGCGCGGCGTAAATGTGTCGGAAGCATTTCGAGACGTTTAAGGTAATCAGGATCTTTGTCAAGAAGTTTCCGATTGTCCTGTATAAGTGCTTTGATGAAGCAACGGGTCAGCCCTTCTTTTGTTTTGTATATCTTGCCAGACTCGCGTCCGTCTATAAACCGCGCTTTTATCCATGCGTGCCCGGTTCCGCCTGGGTTAGCGGTTCCGCGGATATAGCATGGAGCTCCGGCAGCGCTTCGGGCGCGGCTCATCATGTAACGCCAGCAGAAATCGGTAGGATAGTTGCCCAGCTCGTCAAAGCCTATCCACGTATATGAATGTCCTTGATAGCTTGTAACGTCCATATCATTTTCTAAAAAACGCATTCTTAATTTTGACAGTGTTGGAAATGTAAAGGTTTTTTCAGCCTTACTCCACACAGCACCAAGTGGCAAGTAAAGCTGCTGGGCTCTCTCAATAATCATTTCCAGCTCTGGATAAGTGCGCCTGAACAATGTTCCTTTCCATTCTCCGCGCCAGTCGTTTGCTCCTGACAGGAAATCTATTAAAAGGAAATCGCTCTTGCCTCCGCCGGCGGCTCCGCCGTACAGCAGCTCGAACGCGTTATTCGCCAGGGCTTGGGCTTGGCGCTTCTGGGGGCTCCAGAGTTCCTTCATCCTGCGCTCCTTCCAGTTCGTCTTCGCTGAACAGTTCTTTCTGCACCGCTTTGATAATCGGAATGTCTCCGCGGTCGAAGTTTGTTATTATCGTCTGGGCAGGCCTGCCGTCTATCCTGTCGAATATGTAGCGGATTGAAGGCAGGTCCTTATCGTATACCGCAAGCTGCCACAGGCGTTTGGCAAGCGCGTCGCGCAGTTTCATTCCGTGTATTTCCGGACGGCTCGCGCAGTCAACTTTTTTATTTCCGTATTTCGCGAGTATCTCGGTTACGGAACTGTTCTTCCGCGGTCGCCCGTGAGGGTTGTTTGTCTGTCCTTTCTTTAACGGCATTTCGCTCTCCCATATCGCAGGAAAGCTCTTTCAGGTTTTGTTTTCTTTTGTTATTCAAAAAAACCGGACCGCCAAACACCTTGAGAACTTTCCTGCCTGTGTCTGGATTCCGGTTTTCCGGTCATCCTTTGTTTATTTATAACATATTTGTTTGTTTTTTGTCAAGTTTTCCACGGTTTTTTCTCTGCGGTAATAATTTGTGAAGTACTTTTTGTATTATTAAATATAGTAGAACGACATTTATTTGTTTTTAAATTTTATATTAATATCAAAATGTATTACACTATTACACTTTTTTACGTAAGTCGTTATGTAATAAAGATTTATTGAGTGTAATACTTTGTGAAGTACCGTGTAATAGTGTAATACTTCAAGATAAAAAGACCCTGCTTCCGTTAAATTCGGGCGCGGATTTTCCCCTTCTCCGCC